ATATTATCTAAATCTATTTTTGAAAGCACATACACTCAAACTAAAGCACCTTTTAATAAAACTTGGGATAGATTAAATAAATACATTGTAGAACATTTACGTGTAAAATATAAATTAAAATTAGTTAACCAAAAAACTTGGGGAACTATGTATCTTCCTAATGAAAAAAGTAATCCTTTACGAGAAACAGATTTAAATGATTTAAAAAATTCTCCTGACTTTGTTTGTTTATATGGAATTAATGCAGCAGATGTAATGATTAAAATTTATTATGATGACAATAGAAGACAAGGAAAAAGTTGGGAAATACCTTTAACCCATGGTCAGTTTATAATGTTTCCAGCAAATAATTTTTATCACATAGAAAATAATCAAAAAAAATTATTAAACTTTATACAAACTATAACTTATGAATATCTCTAATAAAGATTATATGTTAGTAAATTTACCTTACATAAAAAAAGATTTAGCACATTTTAAAAAATATGCAGATCTAGCTCACAAACGTTTTGAACATAAGTATGGCAAAAAATCTACCACAGGTTTGTATCATCAATATAATTCTATGACCTTGTTAGTAGGTTCTGTAAAATACTATAAAATGTTTAAAGATGTTTTTAAAATTATTAGAAAATATGCTAACACTAAAAAGCCGCTATGGTTACAATCTTGGTTAAATATTCATGACGAACAAGAATTATTAACATGGCATAATCATAGTGATTCTTTATTTCATGGCTATGTTTCAATTGATCCTAAAGATACCGAAACAGTTTTTAAAAATTATACTATAAAAAATAAAATAGGTAATGTTTATATAGGACCGTCAGCAAATTATCACAAAGTAGTATGTAAGAAAAAATTTAAAGACAAAAGAGTTACAATAGCTTTTGATGTTATTAATGAAAAAGGTATTAAAGAAACATACAATAAATATGGAGAGGTAGATATAAACTCGGGTTTTATTCCTATATACTAATGAATTTACAAAACTATTATTGGGCTTTTGAATCAGCTATACCTTCAAGACTTTGTGACCATATAATTCAACACGGGTTATCTAAATCAGAATCTATGGCAAGAACAGGCGCTTATAGAGAAGATAAAAAACTATCTAATGAAGAAATTACAGATTTAAAACGTAAAAGAAATTCTAATATAACATGGTTAGATGATCCATGGGTATACAAAGAGTTACATCCTTTTATTGAGAAAGCTAATAAGAACGCAGGGTGGAACTTTGATTGGGATTTTTCTGAACAATGTCAATTTACAAAATATAAACTTAATCAATACTATGACTGGCATTGTGATAGTTGGAATAGACCATATGAAAAAGGAAATACTAAAGGTAAAATAAGAAAACTTTCAATGACCTGTCAACTTACTGATGGATCAGAATACGATGGTGGAGAACTTGAATTTGATTTTAGACAATACGACCCACACATGAGAGATGAATCAAAACATTTACAACAAGCTAAAGAAATTTTGCCTAAAGGATCTATTATTGTATTTCCTTCATTTGTGTGGCATAGAGTTAAACCAGTAACGAAAGGAATAAGATATTCATTGGTAATGTGGAACCTTGGATATCCATTTAAATAATATGGACATACATGAATTTTTTAAAACACCGATATGGGTTGAGGACAAACCAGAGTTTGTTAAATCTTTAAACAAAGCTTCTGATAAATATATTAAAGAAGCTAAAAAAAGAAATAAAGATTACATAAAACAACATGGTGACTTTGGTCAATCGTACCATTCTTCACCCCTTACGTTAGATAATGATTTTTTAGATTTAAGAAACTATGCTGGTCAAAAATCTTGGGACTTTTTAGATTGGCAAGGTTTTGATATGTCACGATACCAAACCATGTTTCATGAAATGTGGGTACAAGAGTTTTCTAAAAAAGGTGGTGGACATCATTCAGCACACGTACACTGGAATCAACATGTATCAGGATTTTACTTTTTAAAGTGTAGTGACAAAACATCTATGCCAGTATTTCATGAACCAAGAACCGGGGCACGTGCTACAAAGCTATTTACAAAATCAAAAGACTTATGTCATGGTAGTGAATTAGTACATTTTAAAGTACACCCAGGAACACTCATAATATTTCCAGGGTACTTAGAACATGAATTTATTGTAGACCATGGCAAAGATCCTTTTAGATTCATACATTGGAATATACAAGCAGTTCCAAAAATGATGGCAAAAAATGCGTAAGCATTCTTTTATATATACTCTTGTTGAAGATTATGTCGAAGTAGATGCTGAAACAAAAAAAGTAATTAAAGACATAAAATTAACTAAAGACATAGTACGACCTGAAATGAATTTGACTTCTTTTTATCAAAACAGAAAAGATCTACATGATTTACTTATAAATAAATTAGGGGTTGTATTTAAAAAACTTAGTTTAGATTTAAAACATTGTTGGGTCCAAAAGTATTTAAAGAATAGTTATCACAGCGTTCATACACACAATCCAAAAGGTAAATCTTTTGTTTGGTTTATAGAAGGTAACAAGGATTCGTCACCATTATGTTTTTATGATGTAGGTTATCCTTCAGTGGATGTAAACAAAAACATTGTTTGTGAATTTATTCCTGGCAAATTAATTATATTCCCTGGATACATGCCACATGAAGTACGACCTAACAAAAATAATAGCAGATTAATAGTAAGTGGAAATCTAGATGAGCTATAAAATTATAGACAATTTTTTAAATAATCAATTTTACGAAAAACTTTCGTACGATATAAAAGGTGAACACATGCCTTGGTATTACACTAAGATAGATGTAGATTTAAAAAAGAGTATGAACAACGGTCTTTTTACTTATTCTTATTATGGTAATCATAAACCTTTGTCCGATAAATTTGATGAACACATAAGACCTATAACAGAAAGTTTAGATGTTGAAGCTCTTATATTGGTAAGAGCAAACTTAGTTTTAAGAGATGTTGACACAATAGAAACACCATACCACATTGATAATAATTGTAATTACGCTACTACAGCTATATTGTTTTTAACAACATGTAATGCAAAAACAGTCTTAAAAGTAAAAGGCAAAGAGATCCCTGTTGATAGTGTTGAGAATAGATTGTTATTGTTTGATAGTAAAATACAACACAAAGTATTGTACCACACAGATGTTTGGAAAAGACATGTAATTAATTTTAATTTTGTAAGGAATAAAAATGAAGTCTATCCATAATTATAAAAAACACGATTTACCAAAAGATAGTTTTATACAGGGATGGTATATGCCTGAAGAAACTTGCGATGGATTAGTAAAACATTTTAATAAAAACAGGGACAAAGCTAAACCAGGAGCAAGTCTTTATGAAGGAGCGCTAAGTACAGATAAAACAATTAAAGATTCTCTTGATCTAAGTTTAGGTAATAATAATTTTGATGCTGGAATTTTTGAATACAGAATGCATTTACAAGAAATTTTAAATTTGTATGTAAAAGAATATCCTGAAGTAGAACGTCTAGATAAATTTAATGTTGAAGATGTCAATCTTCAATGGTACCCTGGAAAGGGTGGTTTTAAAACCTGGCATTATGAAAGAGGAACAAAAGGAAATATGAATAGAGTTTTAGTATTTATGACTTATTTAAATGATGTAGAAAATGGTGGAACTCATTTTAAATATCAAGACATAACAACACCTGCAATAAAAGGTTTGACTGTAATTTGGCCACCAGATTGGACCCATACACATAAAGGACAAATAAGTGACAATAAAAAAATAATAGCTACAGGATGGTTTACACTTATATGAGTTTTAAAAAAAACAAATACACAATTATTCGCAATGCAATAGCAAAAGATTTAGCAACTTTTGTTGCAAATTATTTTTTATTAAAAAAACAAGTTTTTGATACTTGTACTAAACACAGGTATATTTCGCCGTATGAAAATATGTTTGGTTTTTATGAAACTAAAGATGAACAAGTAGAAAATACATACTCTGCTTATTCTGATATAGCCATGGAAACTTTATTACTTAAATGTCAACCAGAAATGGAAAAAGTAACCGGTCTTAAATTGTACCCTGCCTATTCATATGCAAGAGCTTATAAAAAAGGCGATAGTCTTAAAAGACATACAGATAGATTTAGTTGTGAAATATCGACAACTATGAATTTAGGTGGTGACCCTTGGCCAATATACTTAGAACCATCTGGACAAAAAAATAAGAAAGGTGTTAAAGTAGATTTAGAACCAGGAGACATGTTAGTTTATAGAGGTTGTGATCTAGAACATTGGAGAGAAAAATTTAAAGGTAAAGAATGTGTACAAGTTTTTTTACATTATAATAATCACAAGACATCAAACGCTGATGATAACATGTTTGACAGACGACCCCATTTAGGTTTACCAAACTGGTTTAGGAAATGATAAATTTTAATTTTCCTATATTAAAAAATAAATTTAAACAAAATTTTAAAATAAAAAAAGAGTTATTAAAGTTAATAGATGAACAAAAATCTGGTGAATTAAAACAAGATGATTCTTATTATACAGATAGCATCTCAAAAGTAGATTGGGATAAAAGACATGATACAAAAAGAAAATGGGTTAATTTAGTTGGTCCTTATTTAGAAAAACACTTTATAGAAGAAGTAAAAAAAATAGGTTTATCTAAAGTACAAATTTACGAGCTATGGTTTCAACAATATAATAAAGGAGACACACATGGCTGGCATACACACGGACATAATTTTACGGGTGTGTATTATTTAGAGTTTGGAAAAACTGCACCTAGAACTCAAATAGTAGAACCTCTGTCCTTAAAAATTATAGATGTAGATGCAGAACAAGGAGACATTATTATATTCCCTAGTATGTTTATACATAGAGCACCACCTTCTAAAACTAAAAAAAGAAAAACAATTATATCTTTTAATTTTAATGCTGAGTATGTAGAAGATAATTTTTTGAAAGAAATAAAAAAACGTGAAAACATTAATAATTGATAATTTTTTAAAAAGTCCAAATAGGATAAGAAATCTTGCTTTATCTTTAGACTATAGAAAAAGAAATATAAAAGAAAATTTTGAAGGTGTAAGAAGTCTATCAATTGAAGATATAGATAAAAAACTATACAATAAAATATGTAATAAAATTATACTAGAATACTACAATAAAAAATCAAAATCATTTGTAGCTTATTTACAGTTTCATAAAACACAAGAAACAGACAAACAAGATCCTCAATTTATGTATGACAGAGTACATCAAGATGATGGTGCTATAATTGCAGGCATGATATACTTGACTCCTGATGCACCAATAAATTGTGGCACACAAACCTATCAAGAAATAATAAAAAACAAACAATACAAACCCGATATTATAATGGGTAATATATATAATAGATTAGTCCTTTATCCAGCTGAGTATTTTCATTCAGCAGTTAATTATTTTGGTGACAATAAATTTAATCGTTTAGTTATGTTATTTTTTTTAATGGAGATTAAATTTTAGATGCAAGTTATAGATAATTTTTTACCTAAAGAAGAATTTAAAAAAATACAAGAATTACTTATGTCTCCAGATTTTCCTTATTATTTTAATAGCACAGTTACAGATGCTACCGATATTAAAAATTTTTATTTTACCCATACCATCTATGATAGAAATGTTGTTAATAGTGATTTTTTTAAAACAGTAGATCCTTTACTAACTAAATTAGATACTGTGTTTTTACGGAGGATAAAAGTAAATTGTTATACTAGAAGCGAAAATTTAATAAAATATAAATCACACAAAGATTTACCAATGTCCCACAAAGGAGCATTGTTTTCTTTAAATACTTGTAATGGTGGGACCTACGTCGGTAGAAAATTTGTAAAATCAGTGGCAAATCGTGTCTTG